AACCGTCACTACGCAGAAATCATGCGTCAGGTCGAGGCCGGCACATTAACGATTGCAGATGCGGAATAATCTATGGCTAATCCCAATTCAAGAGATTCTTTAATTGATTATTGTAAACGTAGACTCGGTGATCCTGTCATCGAAATCAACGTTGACGAGGACCAACTTGAAGATAGGGTCGATGAAGCTCTTCAGTACTATCAAGAATATCATTCAGAATCTACTCTTAGAACATATTTAAAGCATTTAGTCACCGAAGATGATGTGACTAATGAATATATTCCGTTATCTTCTGATATTACTTATGTATCAAAACTGTTTCCGATTACAAGTAATTTCTCTATGTCCAGAAATTTCTTTGATATTAAATATCAAATGATGTTAAACGACGTAGCTGATCTACAAAACTTTGCGGGTGATTTAGCTTACTATGAGCAATTGCAACAATATCTTTCATTATTAGATATGAAACTTAATGGTACACCACAAATTCAGTTTTCTCGTAAACAAAATAGACTTTATGTTTTTGGAGATTTTCAAGATAAAGATATTTTAGCTGGAGATTATATTGTAGCTGAAGTATATAAAATCATTAATCCTAATACACACACTTCAATATATAATGACATGTGGCTTAAAGAATATACTACATCATTAATTAAACAACAATGGGGTGCCAACCTTATTAAGTTTGAGGGTATGCAACTTCCGGGTGGTGTTATTTTAAATGGTAGACAGATTTACGACGATGCTACTGGAGAAATAGAAAGATTAAGAGAAACTATTAGATTAGAACACGAAATGCCTCCTGATTTCTTTGTAGGTTAATATGAGAAACTTATACTTTTCTGATAAAGTAAGATCAGAGCAACAATTATATGATGACATTGTCATAGAATCTCTTAAGATTTATGGTCAGGATACGTATTATCTTCCTCGCGATCTTGTAACAGAAAATAGAATATTTGGTGAAGACGTACCTTCATCATTTAATTCTTCATATAAGCTTGAAATGTATATTGAAAACATTGAAGGCTTTGATGGAGAAGGTGATCTATTTACTCGCTTTGGTGTAGAGATTAGAGATGAAGCTACGTTTGTAGTATCTCGTCGTAGATGGGATCAGACCGTACGTAAATTTGATGTTGATATTAATTCAGTTAGACCTAGAGAAGGTGATTTAATTTATCTTCCATTGTCTAACTCAATGTTTGAAATTAATCACGTTGAACATGAACAACCATTTTATCAACTAGCTAACCTTCCTGTTTATAAGTTGAGAGCAACACTCTTTGAATATAATGATGAAGATCTTGATACAGGCGTTGCTGTTATTGACGCTATTGAGCAGGAATATGCATACACTTATATTCTTACATTAGGTGCCAATGGTGTTATCACTGTCGGTCAAAGTGCAACTCAGACTTTGTCTGATGGCACGATAATTAGAGGCGAAGTTTCTAAGTATTCAGATTCTGATAATAAGCTACACCTTATTCATGTTGGTGCTGATGATGGCGATTATCATACATTTGTTACTACTGAAACTATAACAGTTAATGATTCTAGTTATAGTGTTACTGCAGTAACTGAAGAAAATAAGATTTCTAGTAATGAACAGAATGATGATTTCCAAGCTGATGCTTCTGGATTCTTAGACTTTAGTGAAACTAATCCATTCGGAGATCCTAGCTAATGTTTAAGCATTTAAATGATGTCAATGAAAATTACTTTCAGCATATGTTGCAGGCTTTAAAAGTTGGTTTAGTTTTGCAATTGCTTGTACCCGTTCTAATTATTCATTCTATTGTTCCATGTCTTTTTACTAAAACTACTAGTAATAAACTGAAAAAGATATTGGAGAATCGTTAATGTTCGGTACTCATTTTTACCACGAAAAAGTTCGTAAAAGTGTATCTGTATTTGGATCTCTTTTTAATAACTTATATGTCATTAGAAAAAATTCTTCTAATCAAGTTATTAGTCAGGTAAAGGTTCCTTTATCGTATGCTCCTAAATCTAAATATTTAGAAAGAATTCGTGAGAATCCAGACTTAGATTTAGATACAAAGGTTGCTATTAAATTACCTCGTATGTCTTTTGAAATTACTTCATTAACATACGATCAAACCAGACAATTAACAAAGGTGAGTAACTTTAATACAGTTGGATCTAGTAATGCTACTAGACAAAAATTTTATTCACCTGTTCCATATAATATTAATTTTCAATTAAACATCTATGCTAAAACACAAGATGATGCATTGCAAATTGTAGAACAAATTATACCTACATTTAATCCTCAATACACTGTTACAATTAAACCATTTAGTGTTGAGTATCCAGATTTTAAAGAAGACATTCCAATTATTATTCAAAGTGTTGCTTTTAGCGATGACTTTGAAGGATCTTTAGAACAAAGACGTAGTATTATTTACACACTAGACTTTGAAATGAAAGTATCATTCTATGGTTCTATAGATAATAAGGATATTATTAGAACTTCTATTGCTGATGTATTTTTGCAAAACGCAGGTTTAGCAGATTCTGATGCTAAGTTAGAAAAAATTACAGTTGTACCGAATCCAACAAATGTAATTGGTTTAGCTGATAGTGATTTTGGATTCACAACAACAATTGATCTATCTTACGATAGCGCATAGGATATAACATGTACCAATATAGATGTAAAGTAGTTAAAATTATTGATGGTGATACTGTTGATGTAGATATTGATTTAGGTTTTGGTGTGTGGTTACATAAAGAACGAGTTCGTTTATATGGCATTGACACTCCGGAATCTCGAACAAGAGATTTAGAAGAAAAGAAATATGGATTAGCTGCTAAGCAATTCCTTACAAATATGCTAAATGATGACGGTGGTATTGTCTTAAAAACTCACAAAGACGCCGAAGGTAAGTTTGGTAGAATTCTTGGTGAGTTGTGGCGTACAACAAATTATGCAGACAAATCAATTAATGAGTATTTAATTGAAAAACATCATGCAGTAGCATATTATGGACAATCTAAAGAAAGTATTGAAGAACAGCATTTAAAAAATCGCGAATTGGTATTGATTGATGGACTCGGATAACAAAGTTAAAAACGATTACGAATATTCACGTGAAACATATTACGATTTAATTGAAAAAGGCAAAGCTGCTTTAGAAGATATGATTGAAGTGGCGCGTGAATCTGAGCACCCTCGAGCATTTGAAGTTTTATCTGGAATGATTAAAAATGTTTCAGATGTTAATGATCGTCTGATGGATCTAAATAAAAAAAATAAAGATATTAATACTAAGGAGACAACTAAGGCTCTTCCTGGTGCAACTACTAACAATAATGTTTTTATTGGATCTACCGCAGAATTGCAAAAAATGCTAAATGGCGATGAGGACAATATAATAGATGTTTCACCAGATTCAGAATGAATCTTATTTAGGCAATCCTAATGTTAAACGTGATGGTGTTCAACAAGGATGGACTAAAGAATTAATTCAAGAATATTATAAGTGTAGTAAAGACCCAGTATATTTTGCTGAAAAGTACTGTAAAGTTATTTCACTTGATAAAGGTCTAGTTCCGTTTGTTCTATATCCTTATCAACAAAAAATGTTTAGGCAATTTAATGAGCATAGGTTTAATATTGTATTGGCATGCCGGCAATCCGGAAAATCGATATCCGCGTGCGCGTATCTTCTCTGGTTTGCACTCTTTCATTCTGAAAAAACAATTGCGATTCTTGCTAATAAAGGGGCGACAGCTCGGGAAATGTTATCTCGTATCACGCTTATGTTGGAGAACATTCCGTTCTTTTTACAGCCTGGCACTAAAGCGCTCAACAAAGGATCCATTGAATTTAGCAATAATTCGAGGATCATTGCTGCTGCTACTAGCGGTAGTTCTATTCGGGGCCTTTCAGTAAATTTACTATATCTTGATGAGTTTGCGTTTGTAGAACGAGCAAACGAATTCTACACATCAACGTATCCTGTTGTATCTGCTGGTAAAGATACAAAAATCATCATTACATCAACAGCGAATGGTATTGGTAACACTTTCTATAAGATTTGGGAAGGTGCTATTCAAACAGTAAATGAATTTAAATCTTTTAGAGTTGATTGGTGGGATGTTCCTGGGCGTGATGAGGAATGGAAAACTCAAACAATAGCTAATACAAGTCAATTACAATTTGACCAAGAATTTGGGAACACATTCTTTGGGACAGGTGATACTCTTATTAATGCAGAAACACTTATGAGCTTTAGAGCAAAGCCATACATTAAAGATCTAGAAGGTGGTGATCTTTTAGTGTATAGTGAAGTAGTAAAAGATCATGATTATATTATGACTGTTGATGTAAGTAAAGGAAGAGGTCAGGATTATTCTACTTTTAATTTGATCGATATTAGCGTTCGCCCATTTGCACAGGTTGCTGTGTATCGCAATAACACTATCTCTCCTTTACTCTTCCCCAACATTATTTATAAATATGCGACTGTGTATAATAATGCGTATGTAGTTATTGAATCTAATGATCAAGGTACTGTGGTATGTAATGGTTTATATCATGATTTAGAATATGAAAATATTCATGTTGAATCAGCAATTAAAGCAAATGCAATTGGAATCGAAATAACTCGTAAAACTAAAAGACTTGGTTGCTCTGCAATTAAAGATATTTTAGAAAATAATAAACTTGAAATAGTAGATGAAAATACTATATTAGAAATATCTACTTTTACTGCTAGAGGTCAGTCATATGAAGCAGCTGATGGCAACCATGATGATTTAATGATGAATCTAGTTATGTTTGGATATTTCTCATCAACACAATATTTTGGAGATATGACAGACATTAATCTAAAAGATATGTTATTTAATAAACGAGTAAAAGAAATAGAAGATGACGTTGTTCCTTTTGGGTTTATTGATGATGGAAGTGATTATATTGAAGTTATTGAAAAGCGCGATGATCCTTGGCAAGTCGAGTACTCTAATGACTTCTAATTTGTTTTTATTATAAATAACAGTATAATTGAACAACCGTATTATGAAACACTTATAATTAGTAACCGAAAAAGGAAAAAGAAATGGCACTATTTACACCGTCCGAATCTCCTGCGGTTGTCGTCAAAGAAATAGATCTGACTGGAGGTGTGCCAAATGTCCAGTCAACTACCGGCGCTATCGTAGGCAATTTCCGTTGGGGTCCAGTTGAGCAAAGAACTGCAGTTGCAAATGAAGCGCAACTAGTAGAAACTTTTGCTTCACCAGACACTGTCAACACAATCGATTTCCATAGTGCAGCATACTTTCTGCGCTATTCTAGCTCAATGCAGATTGTCAGAGAAGTCACTTCAGTAGCAAAAAATGCTGTAAGTACTACTGGACAAACTGGCGCAGCTACTCCTCCTGCAGAATTAGTTAAAAATAAAGATGATTTTGATGCTCAACTATCAGCATTAGATTCAGATGCACACACATTTGTAGCTAAATATCCAGGCATTCTTGGTAACTCTTTAAGAGTTTCTTTATGCCCTGCAAATGATTCTGCTTTTGACGCATGGACATATAAGTCATCATTCGATGCAGCTCCAGATACTAGCGCATATGCTACTGGAAAATCTGCAACTGATGATGAAGTTCATGTTGCAGTCGTAGATATTAACGGTGAATTTTCAGGAACTGCTGGCACAGTTCTAGAAACATTCCCATTCTTATCACAGGCATCTGATGCTAAGAATACTGATGGTACAGTCAACTATGTTAAAGATGCGATCAATGATCGTTCTTCATATGTGTGGATGGTTGGATTTGATTCTGACTATTCATTTGGCGGTACTGCAGCAACAAGTGGTAAAGACTTTAATTCATTAGTAGCTTCTACTAATTATGACTTTACACAAGGTGTTAATTCTGCAGCATTAACAACAACAGAGTTTGCAACAGGACATGATCTTTTCGAAGATAAAGACATCATCGAAGTTGATTTCTTGATTGCACCGGGTATGTCATCAACTACTGATCAAACAACAGTCGTTAATGATTTAATCACCACAGCTCAATCTTTACGCAAAGATTGTGTGGTCGTTACTTCTCCGGCACGCGATGATATTGTTAATCTAACAAATCCAGCAACTATCACAACAAACGTTGTGGCAACTGCTAACACATTCACTAACTCATCTTACCTAATCATGGATGGCAATTATCTTAAAGTCTATGATAAGTATAATGATCAGTACATTAATATCCCTGCTGCTTCTTCAACTGCAGGTCTAATGGCTGCTACTGATTTAAACAGAGCTCCTTGGTTCTCACCAGCTGGTTCTCGTCGTGGTCAGTATTTAGGTATCACAGCAATTGGATGGACACCAACAAAAGCTCAAAGAGATACTCTCTATAAAGCTAGCGTTAACCCAATCGCTAATATCCCAGGCCAAGGTGTTATCCTCTTCGGAGATAAGACTAAGCTAAATAGACCATCTGCTTTCGATCGTATTAACGTTCGTAGATTGTTCCTTGTTCTTGAAAGAGCAATCAGTAGAGCAGCTGAGCAAGTTCTATTCGAATTCAATGATGAATTTACAAGAGCAGAATTTGTTAATATCATTGAGCCAGTATTAAGAGAGATTAAAGGTAGACGTGGTATCACTGACTTTAAGGTAGTTGCAGATGCAACAAATAACACCGCAGAAGTTATTGATCGTAATGAGTTTATCGCTAATATCTTCATTAAGCCAGCTCGTTCCATCAACTATGTCACTCTGAATTTTGTGGCAGTTCGAACTGGTGTCGACTTTGAAGAAGTCGTTGGCACAGTTTAATAGCGCAGTAGGAGAAATAAAATGGCAGTATTAGGAGTTGATGACTTCAAATCAAAGTTACGTGGTGGTGGCGCTAGACCTAATCTATTTAAAGCAACCATTAACTTTCCAGCATATGCTGGTGGAGATCCAGAATTAACATCTTTCTTGTGTGAAGCTGCTGAGCTTCCTGGCTCTACAATGGGGACAATTGTTGTTCCTTTCCGTGGACGTCAGTTGAAAATGGCTGGTGATCGTACATTCGCAGAATGGACAGTTACTATCATTAATGACACAGACTTTGCAATTCGCAATGCAATGGAAAGATGGATGAATGGCATGAATGCACATTCAGCAAATACTGGTTTAGCTTCACCTATCGCATATGAAGCAGATCTAAAAATTGAACAGCTTGATAGAGCTGGCGCAGTTGTAAAAGGATATACCTTTAGAGGTGCATTCCCAACTGATCTTTCAGCAATCGTTGTTAACTACGCAACAACAGATGATATTGAAAGATTTACAACTACATTCCAGTATCAGTACTACGATTCAGTAGATCCTATCACTACGAGCTAAGATAAATACTAGGCGGAGGCAAGATTATTTGCCTCCGCTCGCTAGGAGATAATGATGGCAGAAAACAGTAGAAGTGTAAAGCTTTTTGGTTTTGAAATCAAAAGAGCTGAAACAGAAGATCCAAAGAAAAAACCTTCTATCGTACCTGCGCGTGATGATGATGGAGCAGGGTATGTTACTGCATCCGGATCACATTATGGGCAATACATTAATAAGGATGGTGATGATTCGAAAGATAATTACCAATTATTTATGTATTATCGTGGGGTTGCAATGCTCCCTGAAGTTGATAGTGCAATTGAAGATATTGTTAATGAAGCAATTGTTTCAGACACTAATGATGTTCCACTGGCAATTGATTTGTCTAACCTGGATGTGTCCGAAAGAATCAAAACTATTATCAGAGAAGAGTTCTCTTATATTCTCCACTTGTTAGACTTTAACAACAAGGCACACGAGATGTTCCGTCGTTGGTATATTGATGGAAGACTCTTTTATCAGAAGGTGATTGATCTCAATGCACCCGAGAGAGGAATGACAGACTTCAGAAACATTGATGCTCTGAAAATCAAACCAGTTAGAGAATATAAGCAGGCAGGTCCTCCACCTCCTAACCTAAAGAACACAAACAAAACTTATTCAAGTACATCTGCTGGTGCTTTCGGTAAGGCATCACAACA